ATATTCCTTTGACGCGCGGTCGGTGGGAATGTTACAAACGTGCAGAGCGGCGGGCGCGGGCGGCGGTGCGCGCACACGCGATACATATTATGCGAATTGAAAATTGAAAATTAAATAGCCCGGTGGGAGAGGGTCCCACGGGGGTTATAGAGATGGTTGCGGTTGTAACCATCGTAAACAAATTTAGACAAAAATAATTTGCGGGCAAGTTCTTTCGGTCAAGCCTTTCTCGAAAGAAAGGCTTGCGGGGTGTGGGGCGGCGCCCCATATATCCGCCTGCGCGGAAAATAAAAAAGAGGAGAAAATATGGCAAACGGTGATATAAGATATACACGGGAGACGTCGTACAATATGGGGCTTGGGTTCTGCGACACGTTGCTTTACCGAGTAAAGGGCAAGCGACGTCAGCCCCGCGCTCTCGGTAAGGCTACGAGTGAGGCACAGGCGCGCGTGAATGAGCGCAACGCCATTATGAATCTGAACCGTATCGTCAACGCGAATTTTGAGGACGGACGCGACTTATACATAACGCTTACCTTTGATGAGGCACACTATCCCGCCACCAGAGCGGAGGTGCGCCTTCTGATGCGCAATTTCCTTCGACGTGTAAAGAGGGCGCACGTTGCCCTCAATATTCTTTCCAACAATGCATTTGAGGCGGTGCGCGAGTTCAAATATCTCTACGTTATCGAAGGTGGCGACGGTAAGCGAATGCATCCTCACCTTCTTATGACGGGCGGGCTCTCGGAGTCCCGCATCCGCGAGCTGTGGGGGATGGCTGATATTGTTAACGTGCGCACGCTTCAGGCAAGCAGCAACGGATTTGAGGCGCTTTCCGCTTATCTTACAAAGCAGGGGCGCATTAACGGTGAGCATCGCTGGTATGGCTCGCGCAATTTGGAGCGCACCGGGTATGCTGAGCTTAACGCCGGTATTTCCGCCGAGGCGACGGATGAGCTGGCGCGTGCTATTGAGGATATCAATGCGGGAGTTGGAAAGGGAGTAGAGACCACAGAGGAGCGATATGCGCCCGTGGAGTCCCGCTATCCAGGATATTATATGTCCGAGGCGGAGGCGATCTACATTGAGCAATTCCGTGAGTGGGTTATACATATCAAGCTATACCGCCGCGACACCGATCCCGGGCGGCGGGAGGCAAAGCGCCGCCGGTCGGAGGCAGCGGAGCTGAGGCGGATGCGCGAGCGGTACGCGGAGGTGGTGTGATGAGTAATTACATTGATGCCGACGTGCGCTGTCCGTTCTACAAGAAGGCTTTGCCGAAGGAAAAAAAGTTAAAATGCGAGGGAGTGTGCGAAAAATGCTCTACCCACCTCGTCTTTTCGTCGCGCGCGGAGTTAGAACGGTTTACGCGGACGTATTGTTGCGCGCGGTATTGGGACTGCGGGCTATTTTGGGCGCTCAAGGAGAAGTATCCTGGTGATTAACGGCGGGCGATTCGTGAATCGCCCCTACTTCCTATACTTCTCCCGAAGGGTGAGGCGCCCTCTCCGTCGGCTACGCCGCCACCTCTCCCGTGGGGAGAGGCTTTAGATAAGGCATTCCCAACTTGTGGCGCCAAAATATATTATTTTTTTAAAAAGGCAAGTTTTCCCTTGTGGGGCTTGCCTTTTTTCTATGTCAAGGGGTGGTGTGACATTATTTTTTATTTTCTGCTATAATGCAGGCAGAAAGCAAAAAAGAGGAGGTGAGCGGATGGCTCGCGGAGTCAGCATTGAGGAATATACCGGCGGTGAAGGTCTTGAGCGGTTACGTCAGTGGGCTACGCTGGATCTCGGCGAAATTGCCAGACGTATAGGAATTACCCGCACAACACTTAACCGTTGGTGCAAAAAGAGCGACGTTATTCGCTCCGTACTCTACGACCGCGAAAAGTGCGAGGCGGTGGAAAAGGAGATATACAAGTGTTGCTTTGATCGCACACAGGTCGTCAAGCTTCACAAGCAGGTGCTTGACAAGAACGGTGAGATAAAGGAGCTTGTCGAGGACAAGGTGGTAGTTCTCCCTGCGGATTTCCGCGCGCAGAAATATTGGCTGAACAACCGCAACCCCGAGCGCTGGCGCGACAAGGTCGAGGTATCTGTTGATGCGGTGCAGGGTGGAACTGTGATGCTGCCGTTGGCGGAAATGATAGACGAAAAAAGTGAAGAGTGAAGAGTGAAAAGTGAATAGTGAAGGACGATTTCCGCTGTGGCGGAAATCCACGTCAATTATTCATTAAGGAGGAATGCATGGGTAAGAACGTGGTTTGGTCGCCGCAGCCGAGGCAGGCGGCATTTATGGCGCGGGCGGAATATGAAGCGCTTTACGGCGGAGCGGCGGGGGGCGGAAAGTCGGAGGCTTTGGTGCTTGAAGCCCTCCGTCAGGTAGACATACCGCACTACAAGGGGCTGCTTCTCCGTAAGACGTACCCTGAGCTTGAGGAGCTTATCGGCAAAAGTCAGAACTACTATCCGCTGATATATCCGAAGGCAAAGTACAACGAGGCAAAGCATTCGTGGACCTTTCCGAGCGGTGCGAAGGTCATTTTCGGAGATCTGCACCGCACTCAGGACAAGCTCAAATACCAAGGTCGCGCTTACGACTATATCGCCTTTGACGAGCTGACACATTTTACACTTGAGGAATACATCTATCTGATATCCCGTAACCGTCCAAACGGTCCCGGCACGCGGTGCTATATCCGCGCATCCGCAAACCCCGGAGGAGTCGGTCACGGATGGGTAAAGGACAGATTCATTACTCCCGCGCCGCCAATGACTACAATGTGGACGGATCACGAGTACGTTACCCCCGAGGGCAAGCGAGTGGTTGGACGGCTCTCCCGCATATTTATCCCTGCCAGCGTATTTGACAACAAGGCGTTGCTTGATGCAAATCCCGAGTACATTACAAGGCTTGCGTCAATGCCCGAGGCAGAGCGCGAGGCTCTGCTTTACGGAAATTGGGACAGCTACACGGGGCAGGTATTCGCAGAATGGAAAAACGATCCCGCCCACTACGAGGACAGACGGTGGACGCACGTTATCAAGCCTTTCGATATTCCGGACGGTTGGAACATATACCGTAGCTTCGACTGGGGATATGCCAAGCCCTTCTCCTGTGGCTGGTGGGCTGTGGATTATCAGGGTGTGGCGTACCGCATCCTTGAGCTTTACGGTTGCAAGGAGAGCAGTCCCGACACGGGTGTTAAGTGGAACAACGAACGGATATTTGAGGAGATAGCGCGTACCGAGAGGGAACACAGGTGGCTAAAGGGTAAACAGATAATCGGTGTTGCCGATCCCGCTATCTGGGCGCAGAACGGCGGCCCGTCAATAGCGGAGGTTGCCGCGTCTCGGCGCGTTTACTTTAACAAGGGAGATCACGAGCGCATACCCGGCTGGATGCAGCTGCATTACCGCCTCAGCTTTGACGAGGAGGGCTTTGCGCAGATGTACGTATTCAATAACTGCCGCGACTTCATCCGCACCCTGCCCGCGCTTCAGTTTGACGACGTGCGTGTGGAGGACGTGGATTCCTCGGGCGAGGACCACTGTCTTGTTGGGGATACGCTCATTCGTACTGATGAAGGCTATGTACCGATTGAACGCTTGGTGGGGAAGGAAGGATTGGTATTATCGCATGATGGCGAATATCACCGTTTTTCTGACGTTCGTATGACGAGAAGAAAAGCCAAGGTATATCGTGTAGAGCTTGAGGATGGAACAGTTTTTGAGGGCACAGAAGATCACCGGATAATGAGAGAGGACGGAACGTGGGTACGAATAAAAGATATGCTACCCAACAAAACGGAGGTGCGGATATGCAGGTAAACGTGATAAGCAATACCAAACAGGAATTTAACGGAGAAATGTTTTACCTGTGCGGAGCTTATTTTCAACGCAAAGGCAAAAGACTGCATCGAGCGGTGTGGGAATACCACAATGGCAGTATTCCAAAGGGATTTGATATCCACCATATAGACGGCGATAGGCATAACAATTCCATATCTAATCTGTGCATGATGCAAGGTAAAGAGCATCAGCGAAAACATATGAAATCCCCCGAACGTGTTGAACAAAGCCGACGTGACATTAAAAAGGCACTCAAATATGCTTCTGCGTGGCATGGGAGCGTAGAGGGTGCGGCGTGGCATGGAGCGCACGCAAAAGAATATTGGGAAAAGGCTCCGCTACGTGAATATGTATGCACCTTTTGCGGAAAGTCGTTTCAAACACGGCATGTATACGTTGAAGGCGCGAACCGTTTTTGTCATCAGAACTGCCGTGCTTCGTTTCGCCGCAACAGGATAAAGGAGGAGCTGAATGAAAGTTAAGTCGGTAAGCTACGTTGGAGAGCGTGACGTATACAACATGGAAGTAGCGGATACACATGATTTTGTCATACAGGGCGGCGTGGTCGCGCATAACTGTGCCGACGAAGCACGGTATTTCTGCATGATGCGACCGATAGCGCCCAGGATGAATGCGGCGCGACGCGGTCCCCTTGAGGGAAGGATATTCGACGCGCTGAACATCAGGCGCGAGGATCTCACAACGCCTCCGGGCAGAGCGAGGGTGGAGATAATGCGGAGTTGAGAGTTGATAGTTGAGAGTTGAAAGTGAATTGAAAATTGAAAGTTGAAAGGAGAATTTATAAATATGGATTTTGCAGATGAAATATTGAGAGCGGAGCAGCAGGGGGCGGATATGCAGGTCGAGGGGGCGGCGCGGGAATTACCTATAGGGGAGGTACAGCTCCGCGATGCTATGGAGCTTTTCCAAAAATACAAGGCGGGCAAGGCTAACCTTGACGCGCGCATAATTGAGGATGAGGAGTGGTTCCGCTTGCGCCACTGGGCAGCTTTGCGGAAAAACAGAAAGGACGAGAACGGCAACGACATTCCTGAGGAGGTAGAGCCTACCTCTGCATGGCTGCTCGATTCCATTCTGAGTAAGCACGCGGACGGCATGGATAACTATCCTCGACCGAATATCGTACCGCGAGAGGAGGGGGACGTGAGTGAAGCCAAGATCCTTTCCTCAATCGTGCCCGTTATATTCGATCACATAGGGTTTGAGGAAATCTATTCACGCGCGCTCTATCCCAAGCTCAAGCACGGCACGAGTGTGTACGGTGTGTTCTGGGACGCGACAGCTGCGGGTGGGCTTGGCGAGATAACGGTTAAGGACGTTGACGTGCTCAATCTGTTCTGGGAGCCGAGTATCACGGATATTCAGGACTCGCAAAACATATTTCTTGTTACTCTTTACGACAACAAGCTGCTGGAGGGAATGTATCCGCAGCTTCGCGGCAAGCTTGGCGGCAGAAACGTGGCTGTCGGCGAATACATCCACGACGACAGTATAAATACCGCTGAAAAGAGCGCCGTTATCGACTGGTATTACAAAAAGACGGTTGGTGGCAAAACCGTACTTCACTTTTGCAAATTTATCAACACGGAGGTTTTATATGCGACGGAAAACGATCCTCAAGCGGCAGAGAGGGGACTATACGATCACGGTAAGTATCCCTTCGTTTTGGACATTCTCATTCCCTGTGAGGGTACGCCTGCAGGTTTTGGTTATATAGATATCGGCAAGAGTCCTCAGGAATACATAGACCGCGGCTCGCAGGCAGTTATGGAAAACATGCTTGACGGCTCATCCTCCCGATATTTCGGAAGCGAGGCGGCGGGCATCAACGAGGGTGAGCTGCTTGACCGAAAAAAGAAGGTCGTGCATTACACGGGAGATCCAAACGCGATACAGCCGCTTCAGACAAAGCCGCTGTCAGCAATTTACTTAAACGTGCTTACGGGCAAGGTTGAGGAGCTCAAGGAGGTCACGGGTAACCGCGACGTATCCAACGGCGGCACTACCTCCGGAGTTACCACGGCGTCCGGTATTGCCGCCATGCAGGAGGCGGGCGGCAAACGGTCACGTGACTCAAACAAGGGCACTTATCGCGCTTTCCGCCGCATTGTAGAGCTGGTTATCGAGCTGATACGTCAGTTCTACGACACTCCGCATTATTTCCGCGTGGTAGGGGATGGCGGAGCGGAGACCTTTATCCGCTATTCCAACGAGAAAATAAAGCCGCAGCCTGCGGGTATTGACTCGGACGGTCAGCCTGTATACCGTTCTCCCGTATTTGATATTGAGATCTCTGCCGAAAAGCAGAGCCCGTACAGCCGGCTCGCGCAGAATGAAATGGCGCTTCAATTCCTGAACGCGGGATTTTTCAACCCGCAGAATGCGGACGCATCTCTTGCCTGCCTTGATATGATGGACTTTGACCGCAAGGACATGGTGATGCAGAAGATCATGCGAAACGGCACGCTTTATCAAAAGCTGATACAGCTTCAGCAGATGGCGTTTGCTCTGGCGCAGACGGTTGATGCGTCGAGCGGTACGAATTACTCCGCTATGGTGGCGCAGAT